GATCCCGTAGAACTTCGTCGGGTGAATGCCGGCCGCGCCCATCACCGCGATCTGCCGGGTGAACGTCGACTTTCCGCCGCCTTCGATGCCGGTGAGCATCAGCCGGTCCCGACGCTCGAGGAGCTCCGGGATCACCCAGTCGTACGCGTCCTCCGACTCCGGCACGTCGAGGACGTCCCTCAACCACCGAACCGGCTCCTCAGTGCCGCCACCGATCGACCCGATCGTGTGAAGCTTCTCGATCGCGCGCTGCAACGCGATCCCGACGTCGCCGTCCGGCGCCTGCAGCTCCCGCCCGACGCGCGCCATGAGTCGACGGATCGACGCGGCCCGCACCATCCGCGCGTGATGCGCACCGATCCCCGGGTCGCGAGCGTCGCCCGACCACCGCGCGAGATCCCGAAGGTCGATCGTGCCGATGTTCCACCGCGAGAGGAGGTCGGAGATCGAGAGATAGTCGACCGGTCGCCCCTCGGCGTGCTCGTCGCAGACGCCGCGGAAGATCGCGCCGAGGCGCGGGTCGTTGAAGTCGCCGCCGGCGACCTCGTGCATCAGCTCCGGGATCGCGTGCGGGAACGCCATAGCGGTTCCCACGACGGACTGCTCGAGCAGCGCGAGCGGGTCCGGCGCGGTCGGCGTGTACGGGTCATCCGGCGGGACGTCGACGATGCTCATGCCGTCGCCTCCCAGTCGCCGAACATGGTCGGTTGCAGCGGCTTCGTGATCCGCGCCTCGATCAGCGGGAGATAGTCCGCCTCCCGTTCGATGCCGATGACCTCGAACCCTTCGATGAGCGCGGCCTCGAGGGTGGTCCCTGACCCGGCGAACGGGTCGAGGATGATCCCGTTCGGCGGCGTCACGAGACGCACGAGCCACCGCATCAGGTCGAGAGGCTTCACCGTCGGGTGCTGCACCTCGCCGGCCTTCGGGCGCTCCACGGTCGGTGCTTTCGCCTCGTACCGGAACGTCGGGAAGTACCGGCCCTCCGCACCGAGCTCCGCGGCCTGCGACTCGTCGAGGACGACGTTCGACGGCCAGCGGCCGGACGGTTGCTCGAACTCACCATGCGCGGTCGCACCCGGCCGGTTCATGCCGGACGGGTTCAGCGACCCGGAGACGCCTCGACCTCCCGATGCTGCGTACGCTCCACCGTTGAGGTCGTCGTCCGTGGCGACCCGCGTCCCGTCGATATTGAGTGCCCCGGTGCCGTGCTCGAGGACGTTCGCCGCGACCGTCCCCGTGAGCGGCTTCCGTGCGACGACGATCGGCTCGAACGCCGGCTTGAGCGCGGTGCCCCAGCCCTCCCACTCGCGCGCGGCCGGGTTCTTCGACCCGCCGCGCCGCAGCCCGTCACGGGACGTTAGCGCGTAGTTCGTCCGGTTCTCCCACTCCGTCACCGTGCCGACGACCTCACGATCGGCCCACGCCTCGCCCGGCTCACCCTTGCGCATGTTCAGCCGGTACACCTCGGCGTCGAGCTCGTCTCCGAAGCCGAGCAGTGCGCGAAGCGCGTCCCACTGCTCGAGCGTCGGGAGCGACGGCTGCGAGTCCGTGTCGCGTGCAGCCCAGTGCTCAACCATCCGCGGGTGAAACCCGAACGAATCAGCAATCGCCCGGATCGTGACTGTCGGATGCTCCTCGATGCGAGCGCGAAGCCACCGGCAGACCACCCGCACGTCGGCGACGTCGTCACGAACTTTGTCGATCGCTTTCGCCACGTCGAGGGACTTCGGGAACCCGGACCCGTAGAGCCACGCGATCGAGTCGCGGATCTCGAACCCGGCGTCCTCGATCCCGGCGGCGAGCCGGTGCCACGTGCGGGACCCGCCGAACGCGAGCAGATGCCCGCCCGGCTTCAACACCCGCAGGCACTCCGCCGCCCACGTCTCGACCCAGCGCTCGAACGCCAGCCCGTCATGCTCGGAGTAGCCGCGCGAGTGCGTGCCACCGTACGCGAACGCTCCGCGCTGCTCGCGTCCCGTTGCGAGTTGTCCGAGCATCTTCGCGTCGTCCCAGTCCTTGCCCATGAACGCGAGCCCGTACGGCGGGTCCGTCACGACCGCGTGAACCGACGCGTCCGGCATGTCCCGCATCACTTCGATGCAGTCCCCGTGGTGGACGGTGACTCCCGGCCCCTCGAAATAGACGCTCATGGCATCGCCTCGCACATGCACTCGCCGTTCACGGACCGCTCCGTGAAGCACGTCGGGCAGACCTCACGGGTGATGTCGAACTTCGCCGGCGGGCACGACTCGTGCTGCCACCACGGCTTGAACTCACCGTCGTCGGGGTCGCTCGGCTCGATCAGATCGCCGACACGGATCGTCGACCCGCACCCCGCGCACATCGACTCGTACTCCGCGGGGAAGCTCACGACGTCACCGCCCGACGTCGCGGCATCGTCGCCAGACGCGCCCGCACCCGCAGCGCCTCCACATCCGGCGGCAACGGGTTCCCGTAGTCGTCCTCCGGCAGCTCCGCCGCATCGAGGATCCGACCCACGTTCCGCCGCACATCCGCCGGCTTGATCCACCCCGGATTCTCCCGGTCGTGCAGATCCACCGCAGCCTTCGCCAGCTCGAGATCGAGGTCATCGACCAGCGGATGCCACCGCAGCACCGTCGCCTCGTCGACCGTGCGACCGTCGAGGACCGAGATGTACGTCAGCAGCTCGGTCGTCTCGCCGATGTTCACCGCGCCACCCCTTCCTGCCCGTACCGGGCTTCCAACTCCTGCGCGAGCGACAACCCAGCCCGCACCCGCTCGTTCGGCGACGGACGCCCACCACGCGGCGACGACGGCGGCTCCGGCGCCGGATCCGTCCACCGGTCCTGGTTCAGCCACGTCGCCCCATACGGCACGAACTGACGCTCCGGACGGAACGGAGACGACGCGTACGCCTTCGCCGCCTCGAAGATCACCACCGGATCAGCACGACGGATCGCACGCCCCCACGCCGCCTCCGCAGCCTTCCGGCTGTCCTTCCTCGGCCACACCGCCCAGAACTCCGCGAACGTCGGCCCGACCGGTTCGATCTCGCGCGCGGGAAATATCCCTTGGTCTTCTTCCAGATGGTCTTCTGACTGGATGTTCTTCTTTGTGGCGGATTCACCGGATCCGGTAAAACCGGACACGGTGAACCCGGACACGGTCGACTCCTCACCGTGTCCGGAAAATCCGGACGCGGTGCTCGGCGGGTCACACAGCTCGTACTCGATCTCCGCGAAACGACCCCCGCTGCGCGACTGCACCCGCCGCACATACCCGTGCGTCACGAGCTCGTTCAGCGCCGACTGAATCGCGTCCTTCCCCTCCTTGCCCGCCTTCGCGAGCGACCGGATCGTGACATGCCACCCCACCCGGTGCGACATCACCTCGAGCAGCAGACCCCGCGCACGACGCGACAGCCGCGCATCCCGCGCCCACTCGTTCGGGACCGCCGTGAAGTGCTCGTCGATCGCGAGCTTCCCGCGCGTGATACCCATCAGCTCGGCATCCCTTCATCCACCTCGAGCGCGCGACCGGACTCGGCGAACAGCCACCACCGGCCCGCGACATCCCGCACCCGCACCGTCGCCGGCGGGTGCAGCTCGATAGGCGCCGACGTCGGGATCAGCCACCCCGCCTCGATCGCCTCCTCACGGTTCTGCTCGACCCACTCGTGACACGACCCCGGCGTCGTCGCGTGACCGCAGAGGATCCCGCAGTTCGCGATCGACGACACCCGCGGGTCGGACGTGCCGCCCATCCCGCGCGGCCGCCGATGATGCGCCGACCAGTCGAACCCGCGACGCTCCCACGCGAGCGGACGCCGGCACCGTTCGCACCGGCCCTGCGCGCGGTCGAAGAACGCCCGCTTCACGGTCGCCGGGGTGAAGTCACCTGCGCCCACGACGCACCCGCTTCGCGACGTTCACGACCAGGACACCGAACACGACGAGCAGCAGCCCGAGGCCGGCGAGCGGCAGAGTCAGCCCGTCCGCCCCGGTCACCGCGAGCTCGTCGACGACGGGCACGTGCGTGCTCGTGTGCGTCTCCGGGAACTCCGGCGTCCCGATCGTCGTCGGCCCCTCCGGGACCACCGTCTCTGCAGGCGTCGGCTCGAGGGTCGGCGTCGCGGTCGGCTCCGGGGTCGGGGACGGCTGCAGGGTCGGCATCGGTGCCGTCGGCTCCGGGGTCGGTTCGACCGTGACCGACGCGGTCGGCTCCGGGGTCGGGTAGTACTTCGTCATGATGTCCTCCTGGATCCGGCAAGCGAATAGGTGATCTCGACCTGCTTGCTCTGCGTCTGAACGGCCGACTTCACGAGCTCGGTCAGCTCGGCGACCGACTTCGCGTAGGTGAAGGCGATCTCCGCGTCCTCCGCGGCATCGGCCTCCGCCTCGACCGCGAGCTCGATCTCGGCCTTCCTGATGTCCGCGGCCTTCCCGGTCGCGGTCTGTGTCGCACGGGCGGTCGCCTTCGCGAGCGCGCGGCGCGCGGCCCGCCGCGTCCGGTCCGCTTCACGCAGCACCGCCACGTTCTGCCCAGCCACGTACTGCACGAGCTCGAGGTCATGGATGATCGAGTCGGGGGTCTTCACCGCACCGTCGTCCGGGAGCGGCTTCGACAGCCGCTTCCGGAGCCGTTCGGCCCACTCCTCGATCTGAGCGGGCGACTCGACCGGGCGACCGTTGTCGTCGTCGAGCTGCGGTGCCTCGGTCATCGGTCGAACGCCCCCGCCGAGACGACCTGCACCGTCTCCCCCGGATCCCGCTCGATCGTGAGCTCGCCGCCCGCCGCGGTCCGCGTGAAGATGTGCACCACCCCCAGCACGACCAGCCGCATGTACACGGTCACCGGCACGCCCTCGACGACGATCCCGTCGCCCGGCTGAACGAACTCCGCCGGCACCGGCCCGGGCACCTGATGCTTCCCCGCCGGCGTCCGGCGCCAGTCGATCCCGAGGATCGCGCCGTGCTCGTCACGGACCAGCGGGGCGCTCACGACGTCGCCTCCGGCCACACGCGGCTGCCTGCGGTGATCGCGGACGCGTCCCGGCCGAACCAGCCCCGCAGCGACGTAGCGAACTTCACGCCCCCGAACGTGCCGACGGTGTCCGCGCACACGACGGCGGGCATCTCGTCCCCGTCGACGGTGAGGAGCCAGACCTCGCCGACCTCAGCGTCGTGCCACGGCTTCGGCTCAGGGTGAGCATCGAAGTAGGCGCGAGCGGCACGAGCCCAGAGAGATTCCCACGGGTGATCGCGATTCTGGCCGTAATCCTCGGAGCGCGTGTAGACCATGCTGTCGCCGCTCGTCTCGCAGGTGATCCGCACGTCGTAGTCCGCGCACTCGGGCGCGATGTACACGACATAGTCGGGGTTCTCCGGCCACCGCCACCGCCCGAGCTCGTCGTCGCGCTCCTTCTGGAAGAACTCGCGCAACGCCACCCGCCCGCGGGGAGAGATCGAACTCCACGTCATGAACGGAACCAACGGCTGCGACGCAGGGTCGAGGATGCGCAGCCCCCAGTCCGGCGCGACCGACTCGATCCGGATCTCGTTCGATGCGATGTACTCGCTCACGACTCCTCACCGCCCGCCGCGGAGTCCGCTTCGATACGCGCCTCGCACGCCTCACAGATCCCCGCCTCGTCCTCGACCGCCGAGTCACCGCACACCGTGCACGGGAACAGACCGACCTCGTCCGCAGACTCCGCCGCCTCCGCCCCCACCGGCCCGTCTGACGCGACAGAAACGTCCTCGGCATACTTCGCACCCGGAATCGGATCACGCTGCGCAGAACGCGTCCCAGGCTGAAGCGTCGGCGACGCCGACCGCGAAGCACGAGGAGCCGACGACACAGGCTCAAGCGCCTGATCCATCTCCTCCTCCGTGTACAGCCCGGACAGCTCCATCGGGAACGCCTTCCGCAGCGCGAGCGCCTCCGCGACCTTCGCGATCATCACCTCCGGCATCCGCGCCCACATCGGCCCCGGCTCCACCCCGACCTTCTTCCGAGCCCCCTCCGGCCCCTCCCACTTGTCGACCATCACGACGTAGGACGAGTACCGGGCAACCGCGACCATCGGCTCCTCGAAGTCATGCCGCAGGACCGTCGCACGCGCCGCCGCCGGAGGCTCATCCGACAGCCACACGTCGACCCACGTGACACCGTCCGCCGTCCACTGGATCGGACGCTGCCCCGCGTAGTGCCGTGACCGTTCCGCCACGAGACGGAACCCGTCGATCGACACCTGGATGCCCCACTTGCCGCCACGCTCGATCGCGTAGATCTGCCGGGCGATCGGATCAAGGCCCGTGCGTCGGCAGTGCGCCAGGAACGCGACCACCGTCGACCGAGGCGCCGGGACCGGCTCCTTGCCCTTCTTCCGGATGACGAGCCCCGCCGCGTCGAGCAGCGCCTTCTGATCCTCCGACCACTGCGACGGGTCGCCCGTCGTCGGCAACTCGATCGCCTGCGGCCCCATCACCACTGTCGTGTCGCTCACAGCCACGCCTCCCCCGGCTTGAAGATCTCCCCGACGACGAGCGCGTCGAGCTCCGTCTCCCCGCGGGGACCGTCGAACAGGCGCGCCATCTGCACAGCCGTCAGGAACGCCTCCCACACCTGATCGCCGCGCTCCATCTCCGTGACGTGATACGCGCGCTCCTCGAGGTGGATCACCACGTGATCCGTGATCCCGAGCGAGCCCATCTCGACCTCGGACTCGTTCTCGTCGATGTAGAAGTCCGCGCGCCCATACGCCTCGAGCTGCAGCGCGTTGTCGCCGTACACGCTCTTCGCCGTCTTGATGTCCGCGAGGAACACCCGGCCCGGGAACAGCGGCGACGTGAACACGAGGTCGAACGTCCCCCCGTAAGGGACCTGAAGGTTGCAGATCGGGCGCTCGGTGACGACCGGCACCACCTGCCACTCGTTCAGGAAACGGACGTACTGGTCGACCTTCGCGACCACCTCGTCGGGGATCCCGTCGACCTTCTCGCCGTGCACCAGCCGCTCACCGAACGCGTGGACCGCCGTGCCCTTCACGGCCGCGGTGTTCCGCTTGCGTTCATGCGCCTTCGACACCGTCATGATGAAGTCGCTGTACCCGGCCGTCGCGAGCTCGTCGCGCTTCTCCCACGCGAGCTGCGCCGCCTCCGACGCCGCCCAGTTGATGAGTGCCGGCTTCGGCATCCCGAGGCTCAGCGCCTTCGTGACCGAGATGATCTTCTGACCGTCGAGGAGGTATCCGTGGTTACGGCCATAGTTCCGGCGGCGGAAACGGCCCGCGGAGATCCCCGCCAGGGTCGTCTGCGAACGCGTGCCCATCACTCACCGCCGCCGATCGCCTTGCGCGGTGCCGACTCAGCCACGACGAGCACCTCGCCGCCGATCTCGTACCCCGCGCCCCGCAGCGCCGCCTCGTGATCGAGGTCACCCTGGAACGAACCGTCGAGCTCGCCCCAGTCGACGACCTGCCCGTCCTCGTTCGCCGGGAAGATGTACGTCTCCGGGCCGCTGAACAGCGCGACCGTCGCCGACACGACCACGTGCGAGTGCACCGCCTCGACCTCGCCGTCCCAGTCCTTCTGCTCGATCGGCGGCGATACGTGGTACAGCTTCGCCGAACCCGTGAAGCCCGACAGGTCACGCACGAACGTCGCGATCTTCCGCTGCTCGCCCATCAGCCCTCCACCTCCGGCAGATCGAGCGCGTTCGCACCCGTCCGCGCCTTGTACTCCGCGTCACGCAGCTTCACCGCCGCGCCCGCCCGCTTCTCGTCGAACAGCGGCTCGATGTGCACGACCTCCGCGACCGGATACCGCTCGTCCGCGACCTCGTCATGCATCACCCGCGGCACCGCGTACGTCACGATCGCCGTGATCTGCGCACCCGTCCTCGCGGCCTCGATCAGCCGCTCCTCGTTGCCGAACATCCCATTCCGCTCGGCCTTCGGGACGCCGTTCTTAAACGACGTCGGCATCAGTTCCGTCATGCTCCTCATCCCTTTCTCATCCCTCGCAGTCGCGCGCGCGTTACGCGGCGGCCGCTATGTGATCCGGCCACGCGACCCGCGCGTGAGCGGCCTCCTGCTTCGCCGTGTACGGCATCCCCATGCCGAGGGCGCGCGCCCCAGCCGCAGCCAGCGCGACGGCATCGCCCACGTTGTGATCGGGCACGTGCGCGCCCGGAGCCAGCAGGGCGACCCCGTCGAGGACCGCCTGCTTCCGTTCCTTCTGCTTCGTCCCGCGCGGGAACCCGTGACCCACCGCGAGCACCTCGCGCGTCGCCGGCGGCACCAGCACCACCTCGCCCCGCGCGAGCAGCTGGTCGATGAGCATCCACCGCAGCCCCGCACGCTCGTCGGCGAGCGGCGTGAACTTCGCGCCCATCGCGGGACCCTCGACGACCGCGAGGTCGAACCGCATCGGCACGAGCGCGAGGATCTCGGTCAGCATCTGCCGCACCCGCATCCGCCGCGTCGCGACCGTGTCGACGTCAGGCTTCACCGCCCTCGCCCGCCACGTCTCCCACAGCGGTTCCACGCCGCCGCCCCACGTCACGAGCGCGCACCCGGTGATCGTCAGCGACGGGTCGACGCCGAGCACCCTCACCACGACACACCGACCAGCGCCCACACGAGGCCCGCCGCGTCGACCACGAACAGCACGACACCCGTGACCACCCAGCCGACCGGGAACGTCTCCTCACCCGGCTCGAACGGCTCGACCTCACCGACCGCGCGCGACGCACGCACCGGACGACGCGCCGTGAGCTTCGGCGCCCACACCCGCAGACGGTTCACGAGTCCACCGCCAGGAAGTCGAGGGCGACCTCGCGCCCGTCCATGTCGTCCTTGACGATGCACCGCAACCAATCAAGGCCCCACGGCTCCCGCGACACCTTCTCCCACGCGAGCGTGTACGTCGGCCACTGCGACCGGGCACGCTCGAGGTTCTCCTCGTCGCACGCCGACAGGAACCACAGCAGACGCTCGACCCAGTGCCCACCGTTCAGCCCGAGGTTCGTGTCACCGAAGTGCCACAGCACCTCCCGAGCGACCTTCACCGGCACGACCGGACGCAGGGCGCTCACCGCTCGATCCCCCGCGCCAGCCGGTCGAGCCGGTCAAGGTCATCCGGGGCGACGTCGTCACCGACCCAGAACGCCGCACGATGCGCCCCGATGAAGAACCCCCACCCGACGACGAGCGCCACACCCAGGAGCGCCAGCCCCCCGAACCGGTGGAACCCGAACAGGTCGATCAGGACGAACAGCACCCCGACCACGAACAGCAGCCACGCGATGAGCCCACGCATCACGCCACCTCCTCGAACTCGGCCTCGAGGTCGGCGTCGGATCGCGCCGCCTCCGTCTCGATACGGATCAGCGCGGCCGCGAACACCTCAGCGGCGGCACGGATCGCCTCGTCACGCGTCGGGCGGCGCATCACGCCACCGCCTCCGGCTCAGACGCAACAGCGCCGGCCACCGACGTAAGGTCCGCAGCGGACCACTTCAGAACGCGGCCGATGCGCAGCAGGTACTCGACCTTGAGGTGCTGCGGGTTCTCGAGCTGGAAGCGAAGCGTCGAGTCGTTGACGTTGATCTTCCGAGCGAGCCACCCGACCGTGCGATCGTCGGCCTTCAGGTCATCGAGGATCTTCTGAGCGAAGTCTCCCGGCGTCGGGAGTGGTTCCTGATTGGGCATGTTCCCAATCTAGAGGGGACTTTTCCCAATCACAAGTATTTTTTTCCCGGCGTGTTGCTCCTTAGTCCCAACCTGCCGGGAGGAAAAGACCGATGAGCCCCAATAGCATGGGAGGCGTGAACGACCTCCCGACCGACGAACAGATCCGCGAGGCGCTACTCGTCGCGATCAAACGCCGCTACTCCACCGGAGGGATCAAGGCGTTCGCAAACGACGCCGGCTTCCCATACGACCGGGTACGCGATCATCTGACCGGGCAGTCGAAGTGGACCGTCCGCGCGATGCTCGAGTACATGCAGGCGCTCGGTCTGTCGATGACCGACCTGATCACGCTGACAGGCGCTCTCGCCAAAGTAGAAGGCCCACCAGACTGACGCCGCGCCGCGTGCACGCCTCCCGCAGCTCGTCGAGCGTCGGGCACGGGAACCCGGGCCGCACCACCGGACACACCTCGCAGCACTGCGCCGCCGTGTCCGCTCCACAGATCAACCGACTGTCAAACATTCGTCATCTACTCCCCGACCCCAGTCGAGCGCCCTCGCTCGCATCAGGGGATGCCGACTAGGCAACCATGAAGATGAGACATTCCTAACCCTTCCCGCCCAAAAAGAGGAAGAACCTCCCTCCGGTATCGCCCTTCTCCGCCCGCACGCGCCCGACTAACGCGCTAACATCCCGCCAACCCCTAACTCACCGCACCACCCTCGGAAACGCGCCCGTGAACGCCACTCCTGCCGCCCGCACCCGACCGAAGCGCGCCGTCCTCTACCTGCGCCAGTCGACCTACCGGGAGGAGTCGATCAGCCTTGAGCTGCAGGAAGCCGCCGGCCGCGAGTACTGCGCCCGGCACGGGTACGACGTGATCGCCGTCGAAGCCGACCCGGGGATCTCCGGCCGCACCTGGAAGCGTCCCGCGGTGCAGCGGGTCATGGGGATGATCGAGTCCGGCGAGGCCGACGTCGTCGTCCTGTGGAAGTGGTCGCGCCTGTCCCGCAACCGGAAGGATTGGGCGCTCGCCATCGACCGGGCCGACATCGCCGGCGGCGCGATCGAGTCCGCGACCGAACCCATCGACACCGCCACAGCCTCCGGGCGGTTCGCGCGCGGGCTCATGACCGAGTACGCCGCGTTCCAATCCGAGCAGATCGGCGAGCAGTGGAAGGAAGCCCACGCCCGGCGCCGACGCCTCGGGCTGCCCGCCGAAGGTGGACCCCGCTACGGGTACGACAAACGCGATGGGTTCTACTACCCGAACCCCGACGAGGCACCCGTGCTAGCCGAGATGTACCGGCGATACCTGCGCGGCGAAGGGTTCACCCGCATCGTGAAGTGGCTCAACACGGCCGGGCACCCCACCCGATCCGGGATGCCGTGGTCGCGGACCGTGCTCACCCACATGCTCGACGCCGGGTTCGGCGCGGGGAAGATCATCCACCGGCAGACGAAGAACGGCAAGCGGGACTGGAACATCGCGAACGCGACATACCACCCCGGGCAGCACACGCCCGTGATCACCGAGGCCGAATGGGAGACGTACCTTGCCCGCCGCCGCGAACAGACCCCCGGCCCCCGCACCGTCGAACCGAAGTACATGCTCACCGGGCTGATCGTCTGCGACGACTGCGGCGCACCGATGCACGTCGGAAACGCCGGCCTGAAGGACTACAAGTGCTCGGGCGCGCAACAGCGCCGCGACCGGCCCGGCATGTACATGACCCGCGCGCTCGTCGAACAAGCCGTACGCGAATGGGTCGCCGAACTCGCGTCCGACGTCGACGCGGGCACATCCGCCGTCCTGAAGCAGCAGCGCCGGCAGGTCGTGCAACTCGACAACGTCGCCACCCTCGAGCGGCGCATCGAGGAAGTCACGCAGCGGATGGGGCGCATCACCCTCCGATGGTCGTCAGGGAAGATGCCCGACGCCGCGTACGACGCCGCGATCGCCCAGCTCGACGAAGACCTCACCGCGCTCCGTGCACGCCTCAAGCGCGCCGCGCCCGCCCCCGAGCCACCCGTGAACCCCGGCCCGCTCGCCGCGGACCTCACGGCCCGGTGGGACGAGCTCACCGTCCTCGAGCAGCGGAACCTTCTCCGCGCGCTCATCCATCAGGTGCGGATCCGGAAGCCCGTCCGACAGGGCACGGGAGTGTGGCGGGACCGGGTAATCATCATCCCGAGCTGGGAAGCACCTACTGTCGGTTAGCGGCATACGTCGTGCATCGTGTATCACAAACCGCTATCACGCCTCTGCACTTATATGAGCACGCACACCATCACCGAAGCGACCACGTGCGCCGAGTGCGACATCCCGATCGTCGACGTCGACGGTCACGCCCGATGGCACGCCGAGCTGCACACCGAAGCGTCCGGCCGCTCCCGCATCAACGCCCCCGCGCTCCTCGCCGCGACCGCCGGCCTGATCCTCGTCGGGATCCTGATCGGCATCCCCGCCATCCTCGCGTTCACCACCCGCTGAACGCCGAAAGCGCCCCGCGCCACCCAGCCGAAGCTGAGGGCGCGGGGCGCTTTCATGTGGGGACTAGACGACCGCGTCGACTTCCGGCCGTGAGGGGATGAGCTGCGACCCAGCCCCGAGGAACCATTCAAGGTTCGGGTTGATGTTGATCGTCACCGTCTGCTCCGGCGACGCCGACGAGCCCGCGATCGCAGTCACCCCGAGCACCACCGTCACCGGCACCGGTACCCGTTGCGGGCTCAGCGCCGACGGCGCCCGGAACTGCCGGGACGCACCCGAGCCGAGGAACGACACCGAACCCGCCGACGCCGGCGACACCGACACGACACGCCACGACCACGAGTCCGCCGGCCCGCCGCTGATCAGCGACGCCTCGACGGACACCATCGTCTCCGGCTCGACGTTGTTGATCGTCGGGATCGGGGCGACCGCGAGCGTGCTCGGACCGGACGCCTCGATCTTCAGGACCCGATGCTTCGGGCCGGTGACCAGCGGACCCGACGCCTTGACGTTCAGGACCCGGTGCCGCGGGAGCGTTGACGACTCCCCCGACGCCTTGATCTTCAGGACCCGGTGCCGCGGCGGCGTCGTCGCCTTGACCTTCAGGACGCGATGCCGAGGCATGACTCAGCTGCTCACCACGACCGGACGGACCCGGATGTCGCCCCAGTCGGAGATCGCGCCCGGGTTCGCCGCCGTCAGCTTCTGCGTGGTCGCGGACGTCGACTGCGAGATCGTCCACTCCTCACGCTGCGTCGACCCCTCCATCAGCCGCACCTTGATCGTGCCGCCCTCCGCCGTCTCGATGTGCCGGTAGTCGATCTCGAGGCCGGACCGCGGCTTCATCGGCCGCAGCCGGTACTCCTCCCACTGCTCGGACAGCGTGTAGTCCGGCGACTCCGTGTACGTGTCGTCGTCGGCGTCCGCGAGCGCGGCACCGTCCGTTTCCGCATCCCCGACCCGGATCCACGCGCTCACGGTCACCCCGTCCATCGGGAGCGGGTCGACGTCGTCGTCCGTGGGGACGCGCACCTCGACCGTGTCCGACGCTGTGCCGCCGTCGTTATCGGTGACCGTGCATCGGAGGATGTACAGCTCGCCCTCCGCCCCGGCGGTGAACGACGGGGTGAGCGTGTCCTCCCCGGTGAGCTCGGGCGCGTCCTCCGTGGGGAAGTCGAACGTCCACTCGACCTCCGCGATCGACCCGTCCGAGTCGTTCGCGGTCGCCGACAGGTTCACCGTCGCACCCGACGACACGTCCTGCTTCGCGCCGGCATCGACCGTCGGGAGCACGTTCGCGTCCGGGCCGATGAACGTCGTCGCGCCGTCGTTGTAGGCCAGCCCGTCGAGATAGAACGACGCCCACGAACCGAACGCGCCGATCCGGCCGACCTGCATGCGGCCGAAGTTCGAGGTCCCGAAGTTCTGCCCGGTGAGCGTCGCCGTGAGCCCGCTGATCGGCGTGTTCGAGTCGCCGACGTACCAGCTCATATCGCAGGTGCCCGTCGACGTGTTCCCGTTCGTCGCCTTGATCTCGAGCCGCACCCACTGCCCCGTCGGGACCGTCGTCGACCCGGAGTTCCAGATCATCGTGCCGGCCGTGTTCTGAATCTCGACGCGCGCGTTCGTGATCACCACGTACAGGAGCGTCGTGCCGCCGCCCGCGGTGCGGATCCGGAAGAACCCGTTTCCCGCAGACGGCAGCGACGGGAGGTACAGGTACAGGCGCGCCGCGAACGCGGACGCCGCCGTCGGGATCCACTCGAGATAGTGCGCGTCGGTCGCGTTCGTCACCATCTTGTAGGACAGCGACCCGGCCTTCGCCTGCTCGTTCGAGAAGGTGATGCCCGCCGACCCGGCCACCGAGACGGTGTCGAAGTAGCGGCCCGAGCCGCCGCCCGTGTTGCCGCCGACACCGCCCGTGCAGGCGACGGTCGCCGTCCCACCCTCGGCGGAGTTCTTGATCAGAGTCACGATGCCTCCTCGACTGTGAGCGTGTATCCGGTGCCGACGCCGTCCCCGTCCGACCCCTCGACCGAGAGCAGCACGACGCGCTGCTTCGCCGAGTACGCGACGATCGAGTACCGGTGCGCCTCGTCGTCCGTCGCGGAGTCGAACATCTCGTGCGCGAGCTCGACGTCGACGATCGCCTCCGGGATCCCCTCGAGGTGCGTGACCTCGTAGCGGCCTCCCGTCTCGTCGCCGACGTTCGCCTCGACGTGCACCACCGTCCCGTCGTCGAGCACGAACCCGTCCTCGAGCGCGGCGACGCATCGGCCGGTGAGCAGCGCCCGGATCTCCGCCTCCTGGTATTCCTCGATGGTCTGCATCGGTGCCTCCTAGACGAGCCCGCTCGTGAGCGCGGGAATGGCTTCGACCGTTCCGTTCGTCCACCGCACACGGACCTGCTCGCCGGCCGTGCCGCAGATCACGTCGCGCAGCCGCAGCACGCCGCCGGTCTGATGGAACGCGGGGAACGTCGCGGCCACGCCGGATCCCCGCAGGTAGATCGGCGCGTCGATGATCACAATCCCGCCGGACACCTTCACGGCGCCGTCGACGGTGCCGGAGCTGCCCGACACGTAGCCGATGTGCGGGCCGTGCATCACGACCGTGCCCGACTGCACCTCGATCACCGGACGGGTCGCGAGGTTCGACGCGCCGCGCCCCTCGAACGTGCCGCCGATGATGTTGACCCGGTCGTCTTGCGTGCCCTTGATGAGCAGGCCCGCCCAGTCGTTCTCGCACGTCAGGTACAGGTACCCGGTGATGTCGGTCTTCCCGACGTTGTCGAGGATCATCATCGGGCGGCCGGCGCCGGACACGTTCGCCGGGCCGTTCATGTTGAGGTACCCCGTGAACTGCAGGTCCGACCCGCCGATGTTGTACTGCGTGTCGGTGAACGACAGGTTCGTGAAGTGCCCCGAGTAGACGGCCTGCGTCGTGAGGAACTTCTCCGACGTGGACCCGAACGCGTGCTTGCAGCCGTAGAACGTCAGGTTGTTGAACCCGACCGCGTACGCGTTCACCGTCGACCGGAAGATCTGCGAGTTCGAGCCGCCGTGGAACGCGATTCCCGAGACGATGACGTCGTACACCGTGCTCGTCATCTGCAGCAGCGCGTTCGCGCCACTGCCGCACGAGGTCTGCCACTTCCCGATGACTGGCTTGCCCGACGAGATCTCGAGGTTCTTCGCGCCGACCGCGACGCCCGCGCCGATGATCTTCGCCCCGGTGAACAGGTTGAAGGTCGCCGACCCGGTGTTGAAGGTGCGCGCCGGGAGCTGCAGCCACGGGACGTTTGTCTGCGCGGCCGCGTACGCGAGCGCCGCCGTCATCTTCTCGGCGTCGGTGCCCGGGAACGAGTCGACTTGGATGATGCCCGGCGTGCCGGACGTGGCTCCCGTGACGAGCGCCTCGACCGTCGCGTAGATGTTCTTCAGCGCCTGCTCGATCTTGTTCAGCAGCGTCGCGGTGATCCGCGGGGTGGATCGCGCCACCCAGAGTGTCGGCGTGTAGGGCATCAGTCGTCTCCGTCCGGGAACAGGAAGCCTTCGTCGTCGGCATCGGGGAACAGGTCCGGCCCGTCGTCACCGGCCGGGTAGAGGGCGCTCACGATCGGCGGGCGCCCGAGCGCGACAAGCGCCTGCTGCTGGTCGTCCCACGTGTAGAGGACGCCGGGGATCGGGGCGCTCATGGCAGCGGCGTCCACATGTACTTGCCGATCGCCTGACCGGACCCGAGCCCGCACCACGACGGCCACGACGGCGGACCGACCGGACCGAGCGCGAGCACGTACTCGATCCCGGCAGGCTTCGTCGCGCCGAGCGCCGGATACGAACCCGACGCGTACCGCCACAGCAGGATGTTCTTTGCCGCGGTGCCGCCCTGCTTCGCGGCCTCCGCGAGCTGCGACTGCACCGTCCCCGCGGTGAGCCCGGCCTCCGGGTTCGCGGGCGCGGTGATCTCCGCCGCCGTGAACTGCCGGTCGCCGCGCATCGCCGTATTCGGCGTCGTGCCGAAGCCCGGGAACGAGACGACCGTGTTCGGAGCCGCCTCGAGCAGCGCGCGCGCCGCGGCCGGGTTCGCCGCGGCGAGCAGCTGCATGATGAACGTCGCCAGCGGCGACGACCCGTTCCGGAGCTCCGCGATCGTGTGATTGTGCTGCGCGTGCGGATACGTCACCGGCTTCCCAGTGATCGAGTCCCACGAGCCGCCCGGCGCCGGCCCCCACACGGGCGACGAGCCGCCGTGCAGGATCACGTTCCCCTCGAAGCCCGTCTCGAGCGGCGGGACACCCTGCCCGGGGTCGCCCGGGTCACCCTTCTGCCCGACCACGCCGACGTCGACGGTGTTGCCGTCCGCGGTCTGCAGGATCAGGTGACCCTCGACCGCCTCAGCCCCGACCACCGCGGAGCCCGTCTGCGCGAGCAGGGAGGTGAACTGCTCCTCGGTGCCCTCGTATCCCGCCTGCACCGCCTGCTCGTACGCAGACGGTCCCGCAGGACCGCGGCGACCGTAGTCGGACTGCAGCCGTGTGACGAACGTGCCCGACTTGAGGATGACCTCCTCCGGGTCACCCTCCACCCGGAACTGCGGAAGCGCGCCCGTGTTCGACGTCGACTTCAGCGGGTTGATCGCCGCACCCGACACCGGGTCCGTGACCGCGAGCGGCGTCGAGTACGACGTGTCGTCGACCGCGAACACCTCGAACGTGGCGCCCTTGACGAGCTGCTCCGTCTCCGGGTCGTAAGCGAACTGCGTCGAGAATGCGTCGACCATTGCGTTTACTCCTCGTCGTGCTCGGTGCCGTCGTCCTCCGGCTCGTCGTCGACCTTGTTCGCAGGCGCGATCCACACGCCCGCGAAGCCGAGCACGAACCCGCCGAGGGTCCACGTCAGGACGGGGAGCAGCTCCCCGGGGATCTCGAAGACACCGTCCGCGATCGCGGGCGGCAGATGAGTCGTGATCGCGATCGCGGCACCAGCGATGCCGCCGGCCACCGCCTTCTTCGACTTCGGGATGAAGTCGGCGAGCGCGGCCATGACCTTGTTCGTACGGGTGAAAGGCATCAGAGGCCCCCTTAGTTGATGACGAGGTTGAGGACGCCGAACACGACGGCCGCGACCACGCCGGCTGCGGGCACGAGCAGAGCAACGGCCCATCGGTAGGTGGCGCGCATCTTCTCGAGCTCGCCGCGCAGCTCGGCCCGGACAGCGTCCGCGGTCGTGCGCGCTTGCACTTCGTTCGTCTCGACGTCCCGGCGAAGGGTGCCGTGCTGCGCGTCGAGGCGCTGCACGGTCGCGTTGAACTCGCCCTTCGTCACGAGGTTGTCGATCCGCTCATTCACGACCCGGAAGCCGTCACGGACGGACTCCTTCAGATCGGTGAGCGCATCCCGGATGTCCGCCTCCATCACTGCCCCAGAACGGACCACGTCTTCGGGCCGACGATGCCGTCGACGACCAGGCGGTGCTTCTTCTGCACCGCCCGGACGACCTCCTCCGTGCGCGCCCCGAAGATGCCGTCGACCGGCATCGGGTGGTTGCGCTTGACGAGGATGCGCTGCAGCTTCTTCACCGTCTCGCCGCGGCTGCCGCGCTTGACCGTCGGCGGGTGCGCCTTCGGCTTCGCGGCGGCAGGCTTCGCGGGAGGCTTCGGCTTCACGGCCGCCGGCTTCGCGTCGGCGATGAGCTTCCCGATCCACTTCACCGGGTCGCGGTACGACAGCTTCCCGTTCGTGTAGTAGCGGACCTCGACGTGCAGGTTGTTGCCGTCCGCGTTGCCCGTCGCGCCCATCGTGCCGATGTCGTCGCCCTCGTCGATCGTCTGCCCCTTGCGGACCTTGATCGACCCGTCCTTCAGGTGCGCGTACAGGATGTCGACGAGCGACCCCGACTTCGCGGTGAACCGCACGATGACGCAGTTCCCGAACCCGGAGAACGGACCAGCGAGCGTGACCTTGCCGCCACGGATCGCCTTCACCTTCGAGAACCCGACGAAGTCGGTCCCCTTGTGATCGCTCGAGCTGTACTGCCCGTTCGGGAGCTTGACAGCCTTGCGCGGCCCGAACGCGCCCCACGAGGACACCTTCGGCTGCTTGGTCGTCGAACCGTCAGGCCATCGAGTCATGCTGAGCCGTCCTTTCATGGCGAAGCCCCCGCCGGCTGACGAGGGCTCGAGGTGGTCGGTGTCCCGACCGGTCAGGTCTTGATCAGGTAGTTCAGGGCGATGTACGGCTGCAGGTTGTTGTGCGGCTGCCCGCCACCTGTGTTCTGGTTCGTCGCGGTCGCCGCCGCCGTCGACCCGCGCACGACACGGTTCGTCGACGAACCGGACTGCAGGTTCGCGCCGCTGTCCGTGTTCACGAAGAACCCGTTCCCGCCGCTCGTGTGCGAGTGAGGGTTCTGCGTGTGCGTGTGCGACGGCATCTGCGCGACCGTCAGCGTGTGCGTCTTCGCGCCGCCCGTCTCACCGAGCGTGTCGAACTCCGACTGCGCCCCATCGCGACCGACAGGCACCCGGCCCTTCATGTTCGGCAGGTTGAAGGTCGTCGACCCGTCACCGGCTCCGTACCTCGTCCCGAGAACCGCGAACAGCGACGCGTACGTGGTGCGCGACACCGCCTGCCCCTCACAGAGCAGCCACCCCGGAGGAGCCGCCGTCCCCGCGAACGGGACCAGCGACCCGGACGGTGCGATCGACGACGCGTTCCATGCCGGCAGGCCCGAGCTGTTGAAGTCGAGGACCCACGCGGCGCCCTGGATCATCACCATCGTGCCGACCCGGTTCAGGTAGTCGCGGACCATCACGTGCCGCGCGACCAGCCCGCCAGCGCCTACCCACAGACGCAGGTCGACGAACTCCTGCACCGCGGTCTGCCCGGCCGCGAACCGCACGAGCCACAGCGGCTGGTCATCCTGCGTCACCGCCGGGTCGGTCTTCCGGCCAGGGGCGCCCGGGATCGCGCGCGACGCGCTGCCCGGGATGATCACGATCGTCGACTCGCCGGCCTCCCAGTCGCGACGCAGCGCGATCAGATCCCACCGGCTCCCCGACGAGACAGGGGTGCCCGTCACCGTCACCGTGTCGTCCGACAGGTCGCGGATGCCGTGACCGATCGCCTCGCCGGCAGAGATCGCGACGGCACGGTCGCCGCTGCCCGCGGTCGCCTCGAACGACTGCGCGCCGAGGATCCCGTACTCGGACCCGGCGCGCGCGACGAGGATCGACCAATCGTCATAGTCGACGGTCCCGGCGTACCCGATGGAAGTGATCGTCATTAGCGTCTCCCCTGGTCCCGCTGTCCTTTGGCAAGCCGTCCGACCTGCCGCCACAGCTGCACGTTCTCGTCGTCCCCGTCGACGTCGCCGACGGTCGGCGTGACGACGGTGCCCTGCTCGAAGCTCGAGGTGATCGACACCTTCGTGATCGGCTGCGTGACGTCGACCGGCCCGACCTTCACGCGCACGAGGTCGCCCTCCCGGTACGTCTGCAGGTACCGGAACCGCTCCGTCTCCACGAGCTCGGTCGACACCGACACCGTCGGCGCGGCCGCGTTCAGCGCCGCCTGCGCCTCGGCGGCGAGGTCCGTGTCCTCGCCCGTGTTGCCAGCGTCGACGAAGCCCTCGATGATGTCGCCCCACGTCGCCTCGCGCGCCGAGTCGACGACCTGCGTGAACTCCCGGTCGACACCGTCGCCGGGACCGCCCACGATCACCCGCGTCGCCGTCGGCCACGCCCGGTTGAACTTGTACGAGTCCGGCACGCCCGACTCGAGCGTGAGCCTCCCGGGCACCGTGTCCGGCTGCCGCACGTCCACCGTCGGCACGCCCGTAACCGGGTCGTACTCGAACGTCACGATCAGCCCGTCCTCGACGAGCAGCGGCAGCACCTTGTCGCCGATCGAGTGGAACCGCAGCTCGACCGACTTCGCCGTCCCGTACCCGTGATCCGGGGCGACCGTCCACGGGATATCGAGCCGGTCGAGCGTCTCCTGCAGCACGGTCTTGAAGATGAGTTCCGACTTCACGTTCGTGAACGCCCGGAACTCCTCCGACTGATGGTCGAGGTCCGCGTCCGGGACCGGCCACACGAACCACTGCCACAGCTTCCGCATGTCCGAGTCGATGTGCGCCTCGACGGTGCCGTACGGCCCCTCGCCCGGCGTAGACGTGATCGCACCGCGGAACAGCTCCACACCGCGGAACCACACCGCGCACCGGGCGCCGTCCGCCGTCACCGCCTGCAGCGCCGGGTCGTCGTCGTCGAGCGTGAACTCAGCGACGCTGATCCCGTTCGGCACGACGTCGGCGCTGCCGTCGACAGTGATGTCGCGACGGAAGGCGCCGCCCGGCGCGTAGACCACGAACCGCAGCAGCTCCTTGATGTTCACGAGCACCCCTTCAGAACGCGCGGAAGTACAGCGGCATCACCTGGCAGGTGATCGACCCGGACCCGGTCGCGGCCACGGTGAGCGGCACCTTCGCGCCCGGCGGGATCTGCGCGTAATCCTGCAGCCCGAGCGCCTCGGTCGCGTCCTCACCGTTCAGCGTCGCCGTCGGCCGGCGCGGGTCCGTGTCGATCACGAGCACGTCCCCGTTCGACAGCGGGAACGGGACCTCGATGACCGTCGACCCGACACCGAGCACGATGTCGTCGAGCTCGTCCGTCGCACGCCACACCGGGCACACGTCCACGTCGCCCGGGTTCGACGCGACCGCCTTCCCGAACGCGCGCGCCGACCCGATGTGGAACGGCGGCCCGAGCGTCTCCGGGTCGATGAACGGCTGCGCCTCACCCGCCGACCACGGCCCGTACACCTCCGGTGTGCCCTGCCAGTACGGCTGCACCGCCTCGAGCGTCACCCCGTACTGCGCCCAGCCCTGCTGATACGGGTCGAGCTCGTACGCGTGCCCTTCCTCGAACACGCCCGTCAGCCGAAGCGTGCGGGACTCGGTGCCGGCGGTGACCTTCCACACGCCCTCCCGGTCCGGGTGGATCGTGTTGAAGAACGCCCGCTGCCGCTCGAGCCACGCGTCCGACCCATCCGCCCACAGGTGGATCGGCCAGAACACGTCGCGCGACTGCGCCTGCCAGCCCCGCAGACGCTTCCCCGGGATCGCACCCGACGTCGACGAGTACTTCGTGATCACCGGGTTGTGCAGGCCCTCCGTCCCCTCCCGGCGGAGCAGCACCCCGCCGAGAGGGTCCGTGAGGTCCCACACGGAGCCGTCCGGCCCCGTCCACGTCACACCGAGCCGCCCCCACTGCCGCACCTCGATAGGAGGCGCGACAGTAGGAGCCGCGAGCACAAGTCCGGGCATTACGCCATCACCGCCTTCACAGCCTCACCGGATGCGCGCACCCGGCGCCGCTTGCGCTTGTCGGCAACGCGGAACGCCTCCTCGATGTCCGTGACCCCGTACAGGTTGAACGTGTCGCCCTGCCCGGTCACGACCGTCGAGCCGGAGGTCGAGGCCGACTGCGTCGCGACGATCCTCGACATCGTCGAAGCCACCGCACGCACCCGCGACGCGTCCGGCAGAGCGGCCAGAACCGACCGCTGCACCGTCGACGTCTGCGACCCGATGCCCTTCGCGTAGCCCTGCATCGTGAATCGGCCGAGATCCGCGAACACCCTCGAGGGCGACTTGATCTTCAGCTTCTTCTTGACCGTGGCGACGAGGCTGTTCGCCAGCCCGTCCGCGACCTTCTTCAACTGCGCGGCCTGCGACTCGAGGCCCTTCACGAGCCCCTGCGCCGCACTGATGCCGGCCTTGTAAAGCTGGTCGCCGACCGTGTTCCCGAGCTTCGCGCCCGCCGCCGACAGCTGCCCCTGCAGGCCCTTGACCTGATCGACCGCAGCCTTCCCGCCGGCGAGCAGCGCATCCGCCGCCTTCGACGATCCGTCCTGCTGGAACTGCGCGAGCAGCTGGTCCCGGGTCGTCGCGTCGAGGCCGAGCTTCGTCAGCGCGTCGAGCGTCTTCTGGAACTTCTGCGTCGCCTCGATCCGCTTGGTCAGGTTCGCGACCATGCCCTGCACGGACCGGAACCCCGCCACGTCACCGAGCCCGACCACCGAGGACTGCACCCCGGCGACGAAATCGGCCCGCTGCTTGACGAGGTCCGCGAGGTTCTTCTGCGCGTCCTTCAGCTTGCCGAGCACCTTCTCGCGCTCGGCGAGCGCCTTCTGGATCTCCTTCGTCGTCGCCTTGATCGCCTTGATCGCGGACGCGCCGGCCGTCTTCGAGATGACGCCGGCGTCCATGCCCTTGCGGATCTTGGAGATCATCGACTTCGCAGCCGACTCGACCTTCGACGCGGAGCCCTTCAGGCCCTGCACGAAGCCCTCACCGACGAAGCGGCCGATGTCGCGGAACACCTTCGACGGGGAGTGAATCCCGAGCAGGCCCTTCGCCCAGTCGATCGCATCGTTGATGATGCCGCCGATCGCGTCGAGAACCTTCTGCCCGCTCGCGAGCAGACCCTCGATCAGACCCTGGATCAGATCCTTTCCGGCCTGCACGAGCTGCGGCGCCTCGTCGATCATCGCCTTGACGATCTTCGGGATCATGTCGATGACGGCCTTGATGATGTCCGGCAGCGCCTTCACGAGCCCGACGATCAGCCCGAGGAACAGCTGTAGTCCGCCAGCGATGAGCTGCGGGAGCATGCTCACGATCGCGACGATCAGCTTCGGGATCGCCTGCAGGATCGCCGACGTGATCCGAGGCAGCGCCGCGATAAGCCCGGTCACGAGCCCGAGGAACAGCTGGATCGCCCCGACGATGAGCTTCGGCAGCGCCGACACGATCGCCGAGATCAGCTGCGGGATCGCGTTCACGATCGCGACGATGATCTCTGGGACCGCGTTCACGAGCCCCATCACGAGACCGAGGAACAGCTGCAGCCCCGCCTGGATGATCGCAGGGATCATCCCGACGATCGTCTGCACGAGCACCGGGATGAGTCCGATGATCGCGGTCACGATCACCGGGATCGCCTGCACGATCCCTTCGACGAGGCCGAGGAGCAGGTTCAGTCCCGTCGTGATGATGACCGGCAGCATGCTCAGCACCGTCGCGACGAGCTTCGGGAGCAGCGCCACGAGCGCGGACACGATCTGCGGGATGACCGTCACGACCGCCTGAATGAGCCCCTTGAACAGCCGCAGCCCCGCGGTCAGCAGACGCGGGACCATGCTGAGCAGGGTCTGCGCGATCTTCGGGACGATCCCGATCACCGCGTCGAGCACCTGCGGAAGCACGCCCAGGACCGCCCCGACCAGCCCCTGCAGCAGACCGAGACCCGCGTTCAGGAGCTTCGGCGCCGCCGACAGGAGCGTGTCCGCGATCATCGGGATCACGCCCGCGACCGACCGTGCCAGGTTCGGGAGCACGCCAGCGATCGACTGCACAAGGGTGAGCAGCAGCGACGTGAACCCGTTCAGCAGAACCGGCAGGTTCGCCGCGATCGACGCCAGCAGCTGCGGGACGACCTCGGTGACGACCTTCAGGATCGCGGCCGAGATCTTCGGCAGGACGCCGAGCAGCGACGTCGTGAGCGACTCGAACCCGGCGGTGAGCTGCTCCGGCTTGAACGCGGTGAGCGCCACGAAGCCACCGACCACGAGGCCGAGCGGCGCCGTCAGCCCCGCGAACAGCGGACCGATCAGCGGGAGCCGGGTGATCATCGTGCCGAGCACGCCGACCACCGCGCCGACGACCGGCAGCAGCGGACCGATCGCGTCCTTCAGCCCGGACAGACCGGACCCGTCGAACTTGATCTTCGACAGCGTGTCACCGAACGACTTCATCGCCGGCACGAGCCGTGCACCGATCGCCTCGAACAGCGGCTTCACCGCCGACGCGACCTGATCGAGCAGGCTGATCACACCCGGCATCACAGCCTTCAGCCCGTCGAACACCGGCTGCAGAGCGGTCGCCCCGAACCGGCCGAGCGCGGCGCCGACGTTCTGCACCATGCCGCGGAACGAGGTGCCCATCACCTTCGCGGCTTCGCCGTTCTTCCCCATCACGGTGATGAAGTCCTCGAACGACACCTTGCCGGCGGACACCATCTTCCGGACTTCTTCGCCGGTCTTCCCGTAGTGCTCCTGCAGCATCGCGAGGATCGGGACCTGCCGGTCGAGGAGCGCGGCCATCGTCTCGCCGCTCAGCTTCCCGGCAGACGCGGCCTTGTTCCAGATGACCGACATGTCCGACAGCGACGAGCCGGACAGCGCCGCCGTCGACACCATCGACTGCAGCGCCTTGTCCATCTGCTTGACCGGCACCTTCGCGGCCGACAGACCAGCCGCCGCGGACGCCGCGTCGCCGAGCCCGAACGCCGTGCCGCGCACCGCGTTCAGCGCCTTCGACATCATCGTGTCGACCTGCTCGGCCGTGTTGCCAAGCGCCGACAGCTTCGTCCGTGCGGTGTCGATCGACTCGAGCCGCGAGAACCCCTTCTTGAACGCGACGCCGAGGATGCCCGCGACCGCGATCCCCGCGCCCTGGAACGCGGACCCGACGAAGCGGGCAGCGTCACCAGCGACCCGCTTCACTCCGCCCATCGCGGCCGAGAACGCCGACTGGACCCCGCGCGCCGCCGCCCCGGCGACCGACCGGATACCGGACCACCCGCGCGCGAACGCAGCGGACGCGCCCGACGACGACGACGCGAGGTCGTCCTGCAGGGACTTCAGCTTCGACTGCGCCGCCTGCAGGCCCGACGTCGCCGCCGTGACCTGCGACGTCGACGACGACAGGTTGCGGCGCGCGGCCGCGAGACGCTCCTCCGCGGCGACCGCCTGCGACGAGCCCGCGCCGTGCTTCTGCAGCACCTCCGCGAGCTGCTGCTCCGCGACGCGCACACGGCCGGCGTCGTTCATCTGCTTCATGCGCGCCGACGACAGCGCCCGCGACGACGTCGCCACGTCCCGCTGGAACTTCTTCAGCGCGTCCGAGCCGAGGTTCGCCGTCGACGTGGTCACCGCAGCCTTCAGGCCACGGCCGAGCGCCTGCCCGCTCGACCGGCCCATCGACGCGAACCCGCGGGTCGCGGCCGTCGACGCGGCCTTCGTGCCCGCGTTGACCTCGTTCGAGATCGCCTTCCGCATCCCCTTGAAGACGGGGAAGATCGCGACGTGCCCGGACCCGACTTCCTTCGACACAGACACACCGCCTCTCGATCAGAACGCCGAGTACTGCTGCAGGCGCTCCCGCAGCTCCTCGGCAACCTCGGGCGCGACGACCTCCTGCTCGGGCCGGCGCTCCCACGGCAGCGGGAACGAAACCGACTTGCCCTTCTCGAGCAGGTACGACAGGACCCCCTGCGACAGCAGGGTGACCGCGAGCTCAGCGACGGAAGCCGGATACGACCACCCGGCCTCCGCCGCCGCGAGGTGCGAGGTCGGATCCTCGATCAGCGACGCGTACAGCAGCAGCGCCTCACCCCACGAGCACGAGACGCCGACGTCGAGCAGCGACAGACCCATCCCGCGGAAGTCACGGGCGGCAGCCGCCTCATGTTGGCTCAGGCGCTCGACGAGCCCACGAATTCCCCCAGGCGCGCCTCGGCGATCTCCTGGAACTTCGCGAAGTAGCCCATCGCCGCGGCGAGCACCTGAACGGTGTCCTCCGCCTCGTCGAGCGTCTGCTTCGCGGACCCGATCCCGAGCTCGTCGATGAACCGCTCGAGGTCGTCGAGCGAGTTGTTCTCGCTGATGTCCATCAGCTTCTTGAACGTGCGGTACGGGACCTTCAGCGGCAGCACGAGCTCGCCCGCCGTCGACCCGTCGATCCTCGCGTGGAAGTTCCCCTCCACGATGTACATGTCCGGCTTCGGGCCGGGAGTCTTCTCGGTGGCAGTTGCCATGATGAGCACCTTTCGATGAGCAGTGATGAGCGCGAATGGATGAGCGCCCGCACCGGCCCGTGTGCGCGCCTAACAGCGCGCGAGGCACACGCGGTGCCGTCGACGCGCGACAGGCGCGCACACAGGCGCACACGGGCGGAGGGTGGTCGGTCCCGGACGGGCTCATCAGACACCCGGAACCGACCGGTCAGGAGGGTCAGGACTCCGACGTGTTGGTGTCGATCCACCACTCGCCGAAGTGCTCGTTGTTGAAGTACGCGGAGCGGTCGAACTTGAACGTGAGGTTCGTGCCCGACACCTCACCGCGAGTCGACTGATCCTGCGCGGCAGCCGACACGTACGAGACACCGAGGCGGCGACGGATGAACCCGTTCTTGAAGATCTCCTCGGTGAACGTGAGGTAACGGGTCGCGTGACCGCTCGCGTCGACGGTGATGTACCCGTGCTCGTCGGGCACCTTGCCCCACGTGACCTCACGGACAACCGCGTCGTACTGCGCGAGCCCGACCTCGACAGTCGCGTTCGCGAGGCCCGTCGGGATCGAGTAGCCCGACTGGAAGAACTCGATGTCGTCGCCGTCCTTCTCAGTCGTCCACGTGAACCCGCCGTCCGTCTTGATCAGACCGAGCTTCCGATACGCGACCGGAAGGGTGAGCAGCGGCTCCGCGCCGTCCGCCGGCGAGAGCACGTTGGGCGCCGCCACGGGAGCGATACCGATGTTGCCGGAGATCGGGATCCCGACCGCACCGACGTCGTTGCCTGCAGCATCTGCAGTCATGATTCCTCCTCAGGAATGCAAGCGAGCGCACCGCCCGCAGGCGGCACGCTCAGGGATGGGAAGGGGACCCCGTCAGTCGACGGGTGAACCGACCACCGTGTACTCGACGCTCGAGTACATGCGGGTTCGGTCCTGCGACTCCGTGACGGGATAGGGTCCCCAGGAGCCGTCGACCGACACGACCGGACAGTCCGGCCCGCCGATCAGAGGCAGCGACTGATCCGTGAAGATCGCGAACACCAGCCGTGCCAGCTCGCGCGCCGGCACGTCGAACTTCCGGGTCCCCGCGAGAACGGAGATCCCCATCGTTCGAGTGCCAGACACGATGGACTTCATCGGCCCGCCGTCGTCCCGGAAGACGACCAGCAGGTCCGGAAACTCACCCTCAGCGGGTTCCTTGTTCGACACCTTCACCTTCGAGGTGTCCACGAGCTGCAGCGTCCGCGTGGGGAGCACAGCCCGCGCGTACGCGGTCGCCCACAGCTCGAGGTCGGGAGGGAGTACTTCGGTGCCCACCGCTCCCCCTCCGTCAGACCCGGACGCCGTTCAGCGCCCGCGCGAGATTGCCGGTACGCGCCTCAACGACCATCGCGTGATCCGCGTCGGCGACGACCCGGAACGTGTCGCGGTACGCCGCGCCGCGCTCCTCAACATGGATCGAGTTGCGGTACTCCTCCGAGTCGACCGGCGCGCTCGCCCGCGCGTTCGCCGCGACCTGCTCGGCCGCCTGCTTGCAGAGCGCCCGCACAACGGGGCTGCGGCCGAGCCCGTCGAAGAACCCGTCGTTCGCCACAAAGCCTTCGGTCTGCGCCATCAGCCCAGCCCCCTTCGGAGCGGGATCTCACGCACCGGCTGCCACCCCGTGAAGGGGTTCGTCTCGGCGTCGGGGATCCCGTCGACCTCGTACACCTTCGACCCGTCCTGGATCTTGTCGCCGAGCCGCACGTCGGCATCCGGCGCGCAGTACAGCGACCGCGCCTCGAGCGCCTGCGTGCGGGACTCGCCGAGCACCCGCGACGTCGACGACCCGCCGACATACGCGCCGTCGAGGTCGACCTCGTCAGGGTCGGACCAGTCCTCCGCGATCTGCTCCTGCGAGTACGGGTCGAGGATCGGCTTCGCGCGCAGCCGCTTCACGGTCGTGCCGAACGGGAACTCCATCAGCAGCCCTCCGGCCACATGTTCGCGACCGCGTCGCTCGGCGGCGGGAACGACCCGACAGGCAGCCCGCCGATCCCCGCCTCCGCGCAAAGCGCCTTCAGCGCGCGGGTCGCATCACCCTCGAACGCCGACCTCACGGCGAGGTAGTCGACGGACGCGGTGCCTACGCGCTGCGCCCGGACCAGCCGCGACCCGCGCGCCTTGACCTCCTCGAACACCCGCTTCAGGATCGCGATCGCGTCCTTCTGCTCCTCGGAGTTGTCCGCGAACGAGGCGATGCAGGGAGCGATGGAACGAGCCACGACAAGCACCTCGCGCGCGAGGTTCTCATCGGTGCCGATCTTGTCGTGCGTCAGGCCCATCCCATCGCTCCCTTCGTGATCACTTCTTGCCGGACCGGCCCGCCGGCTTCGCCTCGGGCTCCTTGCCGTCGCCCTCCGGCTCGTCCTCGACGACCGCGATCAGGCCCTTCGCGACGAGGCGCTCGAGGTCGGCGTCGTCCACACCGTCCGGGACGTTGTCGCCCCGGAACACGGTGTGCACGCGCCCGCCGACCTTCACCTGCACGCCGGCCGCGGTCACCCGGTGGCCCATCAGAGGCCCGTCGACGTGATCTCGCACGCCGCCTTCGGGTTGCGGATGACGGGCACGTCGGTCTTGCGGACCTGCACCTTCGTCGAGTCGGACTGCTCACGGAAGCGAGCGATCTCGACGGGGAGCCCGTCCTCCATCGTGACCGCCGTGTACTCCGGCGACGGGATGTCCTCGTGACCGATGCCGCCGAGGTTGCGCGTGTCGACCACCGTCGGGAGCCACCCGTTCGGGAGGTCCGGCGTGTGGATCCACGTCAGCCCGAGCGCCTCGACGAAGTTGCCCGACTCGACGCCGTTGCGCTGCTCACGCGGGAGCAGGTCGAGCAGCTCAGCGGACGCACCGGCCCACTGATCCTCCGTGACGACGATCGCGTCGGCCTCGAACCCGAGGCGCAGGCCCCGGATCTTCGCCTTCGCCGCGTTGACGTTCTTCACGATGTTCTTCGGCGTGTTCGTCCACGCGGCGCCGGTCACGTTCTGCGAGACCGTCGACGCGATCGAGGTCAGCGCGACCTCGTCGAACTCGCTGACGAGCTTGTTCGCGAGCATCGCCAGCGCACGCTCGATCGGGTCCATCGCCTCGCGGCCGACCTTCTCGTCCGTGATGCGGTGACCGAAGCCCTTCTTCAGCGCCTCGATCACGACCGCGCTGTCCTCGGACAGCTCGATCAGCGGGTACTCGCCGCCGGGCTCGACGCGCTCCGGCGCGTCGGTCGCCTCGGTGGCCTCGTCCGGGATGTAGACGAGCGCGCCGCCCTGCAGCTTGTAGCGCGCCGCCAGGATGCGATGCGCGACGAAGCCGCGCGCCGCGATGATCTCGGCGAAGCGCCGAGCGAGCAGCTCCGGCGACTTCAGGAATGCGAGCGCATCCGCCGCGGTGGCAGAGGCGAACGACTTGGGATACGTGTACATGAAGCGTCCCCTCTCAGCGGAACAGTCGGACTTCGATGCGGTCGTCGTCGACCTCGGACACGTCCACGGACGTGAGCGCGATGCCGATGACTGCGCGGGTGGCGGTGATGTCGGCCTGCACCGTCTCGGAAGCCGCGGCCGCGACCGTGGCGATCTTGCCGGTGTCGGCCGCGACGACGAGGTCGCCAGCGTTGATGTCGGACGCGGCGAGCAGACGCTGCACCCCGCCGAGCAGGACGACCACCGGCTTGCCGGACGCGGCGCCGGTCGCGGCGGAGCCGATGACCTTCGCGCCGTTCGCGGCCGTCGCCGGGACGACCGTCCGGTCGCCGGACACCGTGACCAGCTGACCCTCGGTGATCGTCGAGCCGGCGGTGAACGTGACACCCTTCGCGTCGGGGTCGAACTTGTGGATGCCCATCAGGACTCCTCCTTCGTGCCGTAGATGCGGTCGTACAGCGCGTCCTCGGCGCTGCGGACACCGTCGGACTCGCCGATCTCGTCGACCGGGAGCGTGTTCGTCGGGAAGGTCGCGAGCAGCGCGGTCGTCTCCTGCTCGTCCTTGTCGAGCGCGGCCCGCCACGTGTCCTTCGACTTCGCGGTGATGCGGCCGGACTTCAGCGCGTCGGCGATGATCTTGTCGCGGCGCGCCGCGTCGATCGCGTCCTTCGCCTCACGGCCCGCCGCGGCGTCGCGCTTCAGGTCGTCGAGGACGGTCTGATCGACGACCGTCGCGCCCTCCGGGATGGCGGCGGTCACGTTGACCACCGTCGTGTCTTCGGCCGTCTCGTTCAGCGCCTCGTCGACGGCCGCGAGCAGCGCGTCATCCGAGATGTCGGCATCGGTCACACCGAGCCGCTGAGCGAGGCCAGCCTTCAGGTCGTCGTAAGCCACGACGTTCTCCTTTCGGATGGTGGACCCCGGCTCGGCCGAGACGGGGGTTCGGGTGCCCGACGCGGACGCGCCGGCACGTGTGTGGGCGGCGGAGTCCTCCGCCTCGCCGGGTTCGACGATCACGAGCTCGTCGTCGTCGTCCGCCCCGGCGGTGTGCGTCTCCCCCGCGTCGGGGATGACCGCGATCCGGTCGGCGAGGCCGAGGTCGACCGTCGCCTGCGCCGTGAGGTAGGTGTCCTCGTTCAGCAGCGCCGCCCAGTCCTGGTCGCCGGCCTTCGCCGTATAGATCTCGATGATCGACGCCTGCACGCCGTCGAGGATGTCGGCCTCCTTGCGCAGCTCGTTCGCGTTGCCGTACATGAAGGCGAGCGGCGCGTGGATCATCATCTGCGTGCCGGGCGACATCACCGTCTCGTCGCACCCGGCCGCGATGACCGACGCGGCGGACGCGGCGATGCCGTCGACGACCGCGGTGATCTTCGCCTTGTGCGCCCGCAGCATGTTCAGGATCGTGACCGCCTCGAACACGAGCCCGCCCGGCGAGTTGATCCGCAGCACGATCTGATCGACCGACTCCGGCAGCGCGTCGAGCACCTCGCCGACGTCGGCCGCCGAGATCCCCCACCAGCCGCCCCACGAGTCGATCGGCCCGTACATCCGGATCGTCGCGACCGTCCCGTCCCCGGTCGGCGCCGGGGTCGTGATCGCGTCGAAGAACTCGTGCTTGTTCGCGGGAGGCTTCGTCGAGCCCCAGTACCTGTTCGCCCAGTCGTGCGGGCTGATCTTGTGGCTCACGCCGCCTCCTCCGTATCTGTCGTCGCCGGCATCCGGCTCACGTCCGGACCGTCGCCCTGCAGGTCAGCGCCGGCACGCCGAATGAGCTCGCGTGCCTCGTCCTGCCGCAGCGGCACCTTGTCGGTGGCGAGGTAGATCTTCTGCGCCGTCTCCGCCGCCGCACGAGCGCGCGCCGCATCGTCGAGCTCGCCCCCGCCGGCACCCTCCCCGACCGGCAGACCGAAGTGCGCCCGCAGGTACTCCTCGAGCGGAGCATCCGGGCGGATCGCCTTGCACTCGATCAGGGTCTTGATCGCCTCCGCCGTGATCGGCTGCTGCTCCCCGATCGCCGCAGGCACGAGCCGCGGCGCGGGCTCCGTCTCGCCCCAGTTCGCGTCGACGAGATCCTCGATGACGTGCTGGTTGAAGACCTCGGCGACGTACTGCGCGACCGCGTTCAGCGAGTCGGTGAAGAAGTTCGCGAACGTCGACCCGAGCGCCCACGACCCCGTCTCGCTGCCGAGGTTCAGGAAGTGCGCGAGCACCGCGCGCGCGATCTGCTCGTCGTAGTACCGGATCGGCCCGTCGGTGTCGGGCAGTTTCCCGCTGACACCCTTCAGGTCGAAGGTCGCCCCGTACGGCAGGGAGACGCCGGCCGTGTCGCCGGCGCGGGCGCCCTTCGCGATCTCGAGCCCGCGCGCGATCTGCTCGTCGAGCCACTTCACCGCGGCCTCGAAGTTGTCGGCGACATCGGGCGGCGCCGCCGACGTCACGACCGGCAGGCCGAGCCCGTTCCGCTCGGCGACGAGCGCCTGAATGCGCAGCAGCCGGTCCTTGAGGATCGACATCTTGTATGCCGACCGGAGGATGGACTCGCCCGCCCAGTTGCCACCCTCGCGCTCGTGCACGAACGCGACCAGCCGGTCGACCCCGATCAGCTCCTTCACCCCGTGCTGCTTGATGCCCTTCAGCCCGCCGTCGCGCTCGACCTTGATGTCCGAGATCGTGCGCGGCGGACGCCACGCGAGCTTCTTCAGCCGTGCCATCCCCGACGACTGGTCGTAGACCTGCTCGAAGAACGAGTGCCCGTAGACCAGCATCAGCAGCGCGAGCCGCAGCGTGTCCCGGAACGACAGGCGCCCCTTCGAGCGCAGCGGCGCGACGAACGCGCGCCCCTTGATCGGCAGACCCAGATCCTCCGCCACGAGCTGCACGACCTCCTCGCGGCAGCCCGTGCCGTCGAGCGTCCACTCGGTGCGCAGGATCGGCAGGGTCACCGCACGCAGCACCGACTTCACCTGCGGGTCCTCGCGGCGCATCCGGTCGAACACCTCGACCGAGTGCGGCCAGCGCAGGTCGGGGTTCGACTCGTAGGCGAACTCGGCGGTGAGCCCACCCCACCCGAACAGATCCTTCGCGACCTGATAACCGATCTCCGCCACAGCGACCTCCTCAGAAACGCACGGTGGCGAGATCCACCTCGTTACGCGCGACGTCGCCGCGCTTCAGCACCTGCGGCGCAGGCGCCGGCACCTTCTTCTTCAGCGGCGTCGCCTCGGACTTCAGGACGCCCCACAGCGCCCACGTGACCGCCTGAGCCTGCGTGACCGGCTTCGTCGGATCCGACTGCTCCCACGTCACCCCGGCGCGGCCGATGTTCCGGGTCGTCGCGAACTGCAGCGACTTCGTCACCTCGTCCTGCGGCCGGTGCGGGACGAGCCCCGCGTTCACGTGCTCGATGAACAGGGTGTGAGCTGCGGCGATCTCGTCGAGGTTCATCGCGAGGTACTTCACCTTCGCGCGGTCGAGCGCCGACAGCACCGACGCCGCGTTCTTCGGGTCGAGCACGACCAGCGCGTCCCCGTGCTCCTTCTTGAGCTTCTTCAGGTAGTCGGCGACCCAGCGGGTGCCGCCCTCGGTGTGCGCGTGCTCGACCGCGATCCGGTCGTCGTCGACGCGGACGGCCATCCCGACGGTGCCGTACCCGCCGCCGCGGCCGAGCGCCAGCGACAGCACGACACCGTCGCCCTTCACCGCGGCGTCCTTGCGCGCCTGCTTCTTCCACTCCTCGAGGTCGAGGTTCGACAGGGCGACGTCCTCGACCGGTGCCCGGTTCGGCCACACCGAGAACCGCTCCCGGAGCAGCTCCTCGTGGTCGGTCGCTCGCTCGACCTGCTCGGCGACCGTGTCCGCCTGGATCCACAGGCCGAGCGCCGGGATGCCCTCGCGCCAGACCTGCGGGTCGTGCACGTCGATCGTCTTCGCCGCCTCCGGATCCTCCGCACCCTTCGGCGACCACTCCTGCCACAGCGTGCGGCGGGCGCCGGCGCGGCCGCGATCCCGGACGCCCTCGAACACCTCGCCGTCGTCGAGCTCGCCCGGCACCGTGCCGGTGAAGATCTCCTGCCGGTTGGGGATCGTCGACTGCGTGTAGGTCAGCGCCGACCGCGCCTGCCGCGACAGCTCCTGCGCCTCGTCATAGACGATGTCAGCGGCACCGAACCCGCGGCCCGACTTCTTCGACCGTGCGATGAACCGCACCCGGTCGCCGAGCAGCTGACCGGGGCGCGTCTTAAGGACGATCGCCTCCTTGCCGTTCGCCGTGTAGATGTGATCGACGAGCGACATCAGCGTGTCGTTCGAGGCGATGATCGCGGCCAGCTTCTCGAACGACTCCGTCGCCGTCTTCACCTCGTGAGCGGTGTGCAGCACCGTCCGGCGCCGCAGGTCCGGCATCGGGAACAGGAACAGGCGCACGAGGTCGAACGCGATCAGATCCTCGGTCTTCCCGTTCTGTCGGGACACGAGCAGGCCGGCCTCCGACGCCGCCCAGTTCCCGTCGCCGTCGACGTCGTGCCACGCCCACAGCACGTACTCCTGCCAGTCCTCGAGCCGCATCCCCGCCGCCGACACGAAGTCGACCGCGAGGTCCCCGTACGACGCGACCGCGTCCGGCCTACTTTCGAGGCGCGGCCGTTGCTCCCCCAGCAGCGCGGCGAGCATTGAAGAACTCTGCAACCGGATCAGCCTCCCCAGCAGGCCCCGCGCCGGGACCCGACGGACCGCCCGTCACCCGCACGAGCTCGTCGACGAGCTCCGAGTGCCGCTTCGACAGCTGCACGATCTTCAGCGGGTCGGCCTCCGCGATCGCTTCCATCGCCTTCTTCACCAGCGCCATGTTCGCGAGCAGCTCCGCCCGCGCGTCCATGTCGCCCGCCGGCGCATCCGGCATCCGCACCGAGCCGCCCGGCAGCGCCACAATCGGGCGCGGATCGAGCGCATCGTCGTCCGTGTCCGCTTCCCGCTTCCGCCTCGTCGCGTTGTGCGCCTCCCGGCACGCCGCGTCAATCGGCTCACCCCGACGACGATGACGCTGATAGGCCGAGTCGGTGCCACACGGCGCAAGCTTCCGAGGCACATCGACTCCTTCCTCAGGCCCACCCCATCCCGTCACTACATCCCGGGGAGAGATGCGCCAGGCGCGCGCGGGAGCGTGGCGGCTCGAGGGTGGTGCTGGATTTTTTGACGGTCGCGGTCGGGTGTGTCGTGGGGTTAGGTGGCGGCCCATTGGTCGAGGTCGGGTGCGACGTGGTCGTTCTTGCGGCTGTTGCAGCGGCGGTGCATGGGGACGAGGGTTTGTCCGAGGAGGGTGCCGCCGTGTCCGAGGGGTGTGTCGTGGTCTGCGGTGAACGACAGCGGGTGTTGGTAGTCGAGGGTGGTGTCGATGGGTTCCCCGCATCCCCAGCCGGATGGTGACCCGTACCCGCACGGGAGGTTCTCGTCGCGGGTGCGGCGCTTCAGTGCGGCTTGCTTGCGGCGGTAGGCGCGGTGTCCCTTGCCGTTGCGGATGTGTTCGGTGCCCATGTGTCCGGCTCCTCGGTGTCGAGGTCGTTCGTTAGGACGTCGCAGCAGACGCCGGCGAAGGGTGGGAGGCGTGTCTCGCAGATCGGGCAGTTCATTGCCTGTCCCCGGCCTTGTGCGCCCGTGTGCCTGCGAAGAACCGGTGGATCGGGTCCCATCGGGGGTTGAGCAGGTTCGCGACGTGTGCGGCGACGAGGAGGATGCCTGCGCGTGCGAGCACGGGGTGGCGTGTGATCCACCCGTCCGCGTGCTCGGACAGGGTGCCGCCTTCCTCCGACGTGAGGTTGTAGACGATCACGAACGCGGCGAGCAGCGCCCACGCGCGCCCCGGGGTCACGCTTCCTCCGCGAGCAGGTGACGCTGGTCGATGATGCGGGCGGACTGCATGACGAGGTTGTCCCAGTACTCCGTGCCGTGGTGTCCGCAGAACGACAGCGTGTACCCGTTGCGCAGCTCGACGAAGACGTACGCCTTCGACCCGCACTCCTTCGCGTCGCACCGGTCGTCGGCGACCTCGACGACGGTGACCTTCCCACGGTCGACGATGTCGATAGGCACGGTGTCCACGATGACCCCCGGACAGGATGGCGCCCCGGCCCGGGAGGTGGAGGCCAGCAGGTGGGGACGCTGTGCTCGAGCTCGACTCCCGGGCCGGGGCGATTCACGGTGAGCACGCGGGGTGGTGACGTGGCGTCACCTTGCCCGCTATCGTGCGGGCATGGGGAAGAACAAGAAGGACCCGTACCTCGTGGTCGTGAAGAACTTCGTCGTGTCCGACCGGCGCGGGCGGAAGTACATGGAGCAGATGCTGAACGACGGGTACGAGGTCGTATCGCAGACGAAGACCGCGTTCACTCGGGCGACGACGGTGACGTTCCGGAAGCCGAACCCGGACTTCAAGGGCTGACGGGCAGGGCCGGCCGACAGCACGAACGCCTCCCGGGATGAGGTGGGAGGCGTCGGGTCGGCCGGCCCCGGTGTGAGACCGCCCGTAGCAAGGACGAAGGTGCCGGGCGGTTATCTCTCCGCCGACACCTTTCCGACTCTGAATCTAGGGGTGGAAAGCACTCACTGGTCAAGCACCATCTTTCGGCGTGTCGATGATCTCCCCTCGATCGCGCAGTCGGTCCACCCATCGGTGAGCCGTCGCACGAGATACGCCGAATGTCTCCATCACAGCCTTGATCGGGTGAAGCCGGAGCGCGCGTGCCAAGTTGTAGGTCTGCGCGACATCGTCGATCGCCGCGGTCGACTCGACGTTCTGAGGAAGATGTTCTCGGATCGTCTCCACGACGCGGACGCTCCGGAGGTCGTTCGTGCTCACCTCTCTTCCTGCGCGCGCCTGGACCACGACGGATCCGACTGTGAGCGCCGAAGCATCCCATCGCAGTGCGATTTCGACGGTGAGCCCTTCACGGGGATGGTCGTTCACGATCAGCGACCCTGGCAGTCGCAACGACGTGTTCGGCCCACCAACCGGGATCGGCTCAGCGTCGGGACGTGGCACGTATCTCGTCTCGGTCATTGCTCAGCGTCGCCCTGTCGGTGATTGCAGCCCCGCCCAGCGTCGGAACGCTCGGGCGAGCCGGTTGTCGGCCCAGACGAGACGGCGAATCCAGTCCACGGGGTTAGAGATGCTCATGGGTCAATCCTCCTGCTTGGTGCGGAGCTTCCGCATCCGGTACTGATGCGCGGGGTCGTTCGCGAGGGTCTTCCGCCACCACGCGAGGAGCACCTCCTCGTCGACGACCCGGCAGCGTTGCCCTTCCCGGATCTCCCACTCCATCGGCATGCCGCGCTGCCGCCAGTACCGGATCGCTCGGCGTGTGCGTCCGACGCGGCGTGCCGCCTCGCGATAGGTGAGCATGGGCATGATCAGCCGCGGGTTCCTTCCTCCTCGGCGATGTCGTAGTCGGTGGTCGGACGGCGGAACGAGCTCAGCATCCCGAGCGTGCGCTCGATGGTCGCGACCAGCTCCTTTGGGGTCGGGCGAACTGCTCCCGGAGCCGGGACGTGAGGCATGACCCTGATCGGTGCGAGGAAGACCGAGGTGCTGTCACACATCGGACCGTTCCTTCCTTGCGAGCTGCACGTCGATCCGGCCATGCGCCCGCTCCGCGAGCCGCTTCCGCCACTTCGGGAGCGGGCGCAGCGGCCCCGTCACCTTGTAGACCTTGAGCTGCATCACGTCGATGGTGTCCGTGCTGTAGAACTCCGGGGCTGACTGCCAGATCCGCAGTTGCCGCTCCGCCCACACGCGCCACCGGAACGAGAACGCGAACTCGCCGTGGTCGCCCAGCAGGGCATAGACCTTGACCTTCTTCTTCATGCTGTCCTCCGGTTTCCTTCGTGGTGCTCGCATTCGCAGTGCAGCGACGTGCACTCGTCGTGCCGGCCCTGCTCGCACGCCTCCGTCTGCACCCGCGGTGCCGGCGGCGTGTCACCCCCGATCTGCACGTCGTGGCAGGCCGAGCAGCGGGACGCGCGCACCGACCGGCCCGTGAGCGTGCTATCGACCCACACGTCGACGACCTGCCGTGCCCCGCACACGTCGCACAGACGCTTCGGGCGGCGCCCGTTCGTGAACACCCCGTACCGTGCCCGCAGCTGCCGGATACGGGCGAACATGGCCTCCCGGAACTCGTCGAGCTGATGGATCGGGCGCGTGTCGTCGGCGTGCTCGACCAGCCACTCGACGACCGTTCCCATCTGCGTGTGCGCGAGCAGCGGGTCCGGGTTCGGCTTCACCGACAGGCGCGGGTGCTCGAGGCCGAGCCATTCGGCGACCGCGTCGACGTACTCGACGATCAGGCCCCACAGTTCGCGCGCGTCGGTCGCGGCGTGCGTGTCGAGGCTGAGCGTCGGGACGGAGTCGACGTACCCGCCGCCGGTCACCTTCTCCTGATCGACGCGGGACGCGCGGATCGACGGGAGCGTCTCGACGACGATCGCCTCGATCAGCGGCGGCACGTGGTCGAGGTGGTACTCGTACGCGCGGATCCACTCCCGGCGCACCGCCTCCGGGTCGAGCGCGTCGACGGGGATCAGGTCACGCGTCGTCATCGTCGGGTCCGATCATCAGGAACGTGTCGACGCCCTCGAGTGCGAGGCCGGCGGCGGTGCGCGCGAAGTGGTCAGCGGTGCGGGCGATGATCTCCGGGTCCGTGGTCGTCACGGACAGGGACAGGCGGACCGGCTCAGACATCGTCGCCACCTCCGCGGATGAGCTGCTCCTCGGCGGGGGTGAGTTTCCGCATACCCTGCGCGCCCTTGAACGGCACCGGGACCTTCAGCGGCCGCGCGTCCTCGAACACGAGGTGCCACGACTCCGGGTCAGACCAGTCCGTGCACCACCCGCCGGGACGTTCACAGTCGTCCGCGTGATGCGCGTCGACGAGATCCGCGACCGCGAGGATGACCCCATGACTGATCGGCACCGACCGCAGCGGGGTCAGGTCGAACAAGGCACGCACCCCCACCGGGTCGACGCCGGCCGTTGATGCTTGGATCGCGACCGGTCCCCGGTAGTCGCCGCAGATCCGGCGGGTGCGGTTCTCGACCGGCTTCAGCCCGTGCGCCAACGCGAACGCCCACGGCTGCCGGACAGACAGCAGTCTCATCGGAGTCCCCTCTCGTACGGTCCCCGCTTCGGGAACAGTTGCCGCAGCATCGGCCGCATGTAGCGGAACGTCCCGTCGTGCGTCGACAGGAACGGGCCGTCAGGCACCGGGTCGGTGGCCCGGTAGATCTTCACGTCGGTGATCGTGCGCCCCCGCAGTCCGGCGACGGCGCCGTACGCGGTGCGCCGGTTGAAGCCGGGCACGTCCGCGCCGAGGTCGAGCGCGCGGAGCATCGTGCGGCCGCGGATCATCATCGGCACGTGCAGCTCGAACGACCACGGGGACTCGTACCCGAGCTCCTCGAGCCGGTCGGCGGTCGCGGTCATCGCCCGGGTCGCCCGGTTCCGGATGCCCTTCCCGTTGAGCCGGGTCACGACGTCGCGGACACGCCCCCAGTTCAGGACCGGCACACGCGGGATCGGTCGGGTGATGTAGAAGTCGTCGTTGAACAGCAGGAACCGTGCCGGCACTTCCGGGTCCTCGCACGCGGCCCGGATGTTCCGGCCGACGGTGAGGCCCTTCGTCGCGAGCTTCGGGAGTCGCACGACCCGCACCCTCGTGTCGTCAACCCACGGAGGCGCGTACCCGTAGATATGCACCTGCCCGTGCGGGACGTTCACGAGGGACCGCAACGTGAACCGCAGCTCCTCGTTCAGTCCCGGACGGACGGGGATCACGACGTCGGGGAGCGTCATGCCGACCCCTCCTTCTCGATGTTCGCGATCGTGCTGCGGGACACCTCGAATAGCTCGGCGAGCGCCGCCGGCGCCGCACCCTCGGCGAGCAGGCGCCGCACCTCCGCGCGTTGCGCGGTCCCGAGACGCACGTGCTTCTTGTGCCGCTTCTTGCCCTTCTCGGTGAACACCTGCATCCCTGACGGAGTGGCGACTCGAGGCTTCGGGAACTCGACCGGCTTCAGCGACGCGTCCGCGAGCTTCGACACGATCTCCGCGACAGTCATGCCCCTCAGCGCGGCGTGACCGGCCAACTGCCGGAACGTCGACGGGCGGAGCATCGTCCGCACGGGCACGCACGGGTCATCCGGGAGCGGGGTCTTCGCGGTCATGCGGCTGCCTTCCTCTGCGCGAGCGCGCCGAACACGTTCGAGATCTCGGTGCGGCCGTGGCGCTCAGCGAGCTTCGCCAGCGTCGCCGGCTTCCGGCCGACGATCGCCGCGACCTGCAGCGGCGACTCGCCCCCGTCGAGGAGGAACTCCACGTCGTCGAGGACCTCATCGGCGGTCGCGCGGCCCTGCTTCACCACCTCGACCTCGGGATGCTCAGCGGGGTCGTCGATGTCGTCCCATGCCAGCGGAGGCAGCCACTGGCGTTTGCGTGCGTAGTTCAGGGCGCGCGTGTACGCGGCCTTCGAGTGCCACTCGTCGTGCGGCGGGTCCTGGTCCCAGAGATCCTCGTAGATCTCGACCATGCGGCGGTGTGTGGCGGCGAGAACCTGGTCGCGCTGGAGCAGGGTCCAGAAGTTCCCGATCTCCATGTCGAGGCGGCGGGCGAGTTTCGACAGTGACCACCCGCGGGCGACGAGCGCCTTGATGCGCCGGTGGGTGCCGAGCGCGGGCACCTTCGCGCCGTCGCCCATGTTCTCGATCGTGGGCTGGATTGCGAGGATCTTCTCCGCGGTCTCCCGCTTCACCCGCTTCTGCATCTCGCCGTACCGTGGGCCGGGGTCCTGCCGGCCCCAGATGATCGTTCGCACAGGGGTCGAGGACTTGAATCCGGCGAGC